ATTAACGACATGTGGAATGTTCGACTACGACTATCGCACTTGAAAGAATTAAAGTTACCGGACTGGAGACCAGGATGTTTTTCGCCGCCCTCTTAATGCTAGTAGCCCTAGCTATTACAGGTGTAGCTGGCTACTTTTCGATTTTGGGATTGATGGCTATCTTTCCTGCATCACCTATTGCAGTAGCTGCCATGGGTATTGTATTAGAACTTGCTAAGTTGGTTACAGCCAGCTGGGTGTATCGTAATTGGAAAACAGCGTATCGATTGCTGAAAACCTATTTTACGATTGCAGTCATCGTTCTTTCGTTCATCACAAGTATGGGCGTATTTGGTTATCTAAGTAAAGCCCACATCGAACACACCACTGTCGGTGGTTCGTCACAACTACAAATTGCCCAGCTAGAAAGCCAAAAGGCTATAGCGGAAAGGAGACTAAAGAATGCACAAACATCTTTGGATACTCTGGACAGACTCACTACTGGCGAAAATATTCTTGATGCTAATTTCATTAGAAATCGACAGAAGCGAGAACGTGCGGCCCTTAATAAGGAAATTGAGGGTGCGACTACAGACATTCAGACTATTGAGACTAATCTCATACCGCTCAAAACAGAAACCCTCAAACTGGAAGCGGAAGTAGGACCAATCAAATATGTAGCGGAACTGTTCTACGGTAGTGGTGATAACGCCACTATCGATAAGGCCGTTCGTATGATGATTATCATTCTTATCTTTGTTTTCGACCCATTGGCAATTCTTTTAATTATTGCGGCGAATATGACCTTTTTAGGGTTGACAAAGAGAGAAGAATCAGATACAATAGACAATGTTCCCGTTGAAGTTTATGTGCCAGCACCGGCTCCAACAGAGACACTAAAAGAAGTTGTAAGAAAAGCAAAGAACAATCGTAAGAAGAAACCGAAAGCACCCACACCAGAAGTTCCTGACTTCTTTAAGTTTGAGAAGCACGGGTCTACTCATGATGTTCCAATGCCCGACCCACCTCGCAAAAATGCAAGGGGTCAAATCATAGTTGATGAAAAAAATATTAGGAGAATGTGATGACTTTATTTTATGAGAAAAACGGCCCAGACCAAGACTGGCGCTCTAGTGTGCGTGATACTCTGACTAAGGGAGTGGCGCATGTTGAATTTGAAAAAAATGATGGTCAAATTCGGCATATGAAATGCACTCTTGATCCAACTGTTGTTCCGCCATACCAAGAACTTGGTAAGACTACAAAGATTCCTAGCGATGATGTTCAAGCCGTCTGGGATATTGAAAAGGCTGCATGGCGGTCATTTAGATTCGATAGAGTTCGAAATATTCGTTTTGAGGGTTGACAAACGACTCGATATATCGTATAGTAAGATATATTGAGAAGGAGATATTATGTATAAACTTAAGGTGCCTATCGCTGAGTCGAAGTATGTTGGTGTTGAGCCTATCTGGGCTGATGGTTATGAACCAGAAGATTACCAGCGTGAATATGGCAACGCCCTCAATTGGTACAACTACATTGTAGACGCCAAAGACTGCCGCGCATTTCTAGTTGACTATTATAAGAGCGACAAAGAAAAGCTAAAGGCTCTGAGCCAGGTACCTGACAAGTTTATTCCTCGAACGTATGCAAATACCGCTCGTATTGCAATGCGCGGCTTTCCTGTAACTGAGGTTCATATGAATCGTATTTGGGAAAAGGTCGAGGAAGTTGTGAATAAGCGTATCAAGTCCGACGAAGATGAACCTGACACCACTACACCTGTAGTCAAGGTCGTCAAGCCACCCAAACTAGCTTCCACATATATTCTTGCCCTCGTCAATGACGAAATCGAAAATCTTATCGAAGGTGAAGACCCGAAAACTATGGGTCAAATTCTAATGCCGTATAAGATGAGTGATAAGCAATATTCAGACTGCGCTGAAAAGTTGCAGCCTTTGCTGGCAGAATATGCAGAAGTTCTAGAACTTCGTCGGACTGACCGCAAGACACTTACCGAAGAACAAATTGAATTCATGGACTCATTCAAGTTCTCTGGTATCACAATCATCAAGAAGATTGTCCAGCTCATCGAAGGTTACGTCAACGACCTCAAGAAGTCTTACATTAGCAAGCAGGTTGCTAAGGTTCGTAAGAAGAAGCCTAAAGATAAGACAAAGCTGGTAAGAGGTATCAAGTTCCTTGCCGAAGATGAAAAGTTTGGTAAGAGTATCGACCCAGTTAACCTTCTAAATTGTAGCGAAGTATGGACTTTCGATACTAAGACTAGGAAACTATCTAAGTATTACAGTCCTGTTGGTGGTGGCATCACCGTGAAGGGTGCATCGCTCGTTGGTTACGAAGAATCAATGTCCAGTTGTAAGTTGCTTCGAAAGCCGGAAGATCAGATTCCTGCATTTTCTGCTACCGCTAAAAAAGACTTGACAAAATGGTATTCTTCTGTTAAAAGTAAGAATGCGAATGTGCGACCGCGGCTTACCGCGACGACTCTGATTTTGAAAGTATTTTAATGGCAGATAATGACAATGTAACATATCTTAGAATGCAACCTAAGAACCCTGATAACGAATCATACTCTTATTTTCTAGAGGGTGCAGCGCAACATGCTGCATATCAGGATGCGGAAGCTATGGCTGCCGCGTGTATAAATGGCATCTTAGCGGTCATCAATAAAAAGGTCGGTGGGATTAAAAACGATAATATTCATCGGGACGCGGCCGTGGTTGCTGTTCTCATTCAAGGTATGTTTATGCGTCAAGTTGACGTTCATTGCCCAGAAATAAACCTTCTAGATGATATCAGTGAAATTTTGAGTGGGAAGGAACACAGCTAATGATAGTGGTAGACTTTAACCAAGTTGCAATTAGTAACATGATGGCTGAACTTGGTGGTCGTCGCGATGTGGAGGTCAATCTTCCTCTCATTCGTCATATGATTATCAATTCAATTCGTTCATATAAGCGTAAGTTCGGTGCAGAATTTGGCGATATCATCATTGCATGTGATAATCGAAACTACTGGCGCCGTCAGTTCTTCCCTAACTACAAGGCTAATCGTAAGAAAAGCCGCGCAGACAGTGGCTTTGACTGGAATTCAATCTTCGAAGCCCTGCATCAGGTCCGTGCCGAGTTGCAAGAGCATTTTCCATATCCTGTGATTGATGTTGATGGCGCAGAAGCAGATGATGTAATCGCCGCGCTTGCAGAATATAGTCAGACTTCGAATGTTGATGGCCTTATTCCTAGTGCAGAGCCTTTCCTCGTTCTCTCTGGCGACCATGACTTCAATCAGTTACAGAAGTGGTCCAACGTAAAGCAGTATGCACCAGTGCAGAAGAAGTTTGTTAAGCTGACCGATAAGCCAGAAGTTGTTCTGATGGAACACATTATCACTGGCGATAAGGGGGATGGTGTTCCTAACATCCTGTCAGATGATGATACGTTTGTCACTGGTTCACGCCAGCGTCCTATGAAGAAGGATAAGGTTGCAGAGTGGAAGCACCAGAAGCCAGAAGACTTCATCACCAGTGATGAAATGTGGCGTAACTTCCAACGCAATCGTGAACTGGTTGACTTGTCGCGCATTCCCCAAGATATCAAGGATGCAGTTATTGATAGTTACGAGAAGCAAAGGGGTGGTGACCGCAGTGGTCTCCTGAATTACTTCATTGCGAATCGTATGAAGCAGATGATTGAGTTGATCGATGAATTTTAATAGTTCCACTGAAAGAGTAGGCATTACAGCCAGTTGCTTTGACCTGTTCCACGCGGGTCATGTTCTTATGCTACAGGAAGCTAAAGAACAGTGCGACCGATTGGTAGTAGCATTACAGACTGACCCAACGATTGACCGACCAGAGAAGAACAAGCCCGTTCAATCTCTGGTAGAACGGTATATTCAGTTGCAAGCATGTAAGTATGTGGACGAAATCATTCCATATACGACAGAAGAAGACTTGCTAAATATACTACAATGTTATGACTGGGATGTTCGCATTATTGGCGAAGATTATTACAATAAGCGATTTACTGGTGATGAACTAGGAATCGAAGTTTATTACAATAGTCGCAGGCATAGCTTTAGCACTACTGAATTGAGAAGGAGAATTGGCGATGGCAACAAGATTACCACCAAAGAAGTTTAAACAAATTGATCAGGCTCTAGATTGGGCGACCGAAGTCAAGGACATTGATGAACTACGGGAACGAGTTCGTGCAATCTCCACTGGTAACTCCGTTCTTATGCGTTTCTTGGCATGGGGCGTAGGCTACGAACAGGGACCTCACAATCTACCAGAGGGTAGAACACCGACTAAGAACGAAGAACTACCTGTTGATATGGGTGATACTAATATCACGCAAGAGTTCCGTAGACTTCTAACTCTACTACCGGGCGGCAGTGCAGACCGAGTTCCTCAGTGGCGCCGCGAAGAAATCTGGATGCAGATTTGTCAGGGTGTTCACCAGAACGAAGCTAAATTGCTGGATTCTGTAAAAGACCAGAAGATACTCGATTTGTATCCTTCTTTGGCAGATGTTCTTGAAACTTTTCTTGTTGGTTGGAAAAAGCCCGAGGTTAAGAAGAAGAAGGTATCAAAAAAGCCCGCGAGTATCTCCGAGGAATAATTAAATTATTCGTGAGAGAACAGAAGATACCCATAAAATGGGGCGTTAAGCGACCTTGGGGTCTGTAATTAAAACACTAATAAATAACTGTTCTCGAACTTTCAAACGGAGATACTTTGATGGGCGCAATTCTGGAACATAAGCATCTAATCATTCGTGCAGAACTTAAAAATCCGCCTAAGTGCGCGGAAGCAATTCAAGACTGGATGAAAATCCTGGTCGATAAAATTGGAATGAAGATACTTATGGGCCCATATGCGATTTACTCGGATATGGTAGGCAATCAAGGGTTGACAGCGGTTACAATTATTGAAACCAGTCATATTGCCATGCATGTATGGGATGAAGTTGACCCTGCATTGATGCAGCTGGACGTTTATACTTGCTCTACTCTGAATATTGATGATGTATTTCTGGCACTTAGCGATTTTGCACCTGTTAATGTTCAATTCAAATATATTGATCGCGAACATGACTTGACATTGCTAGATAAAGGTGTTATAAGTGAGATACTTCCTCTTTAAACACAAGAACGAAATCTGGTTAGTCAAAAATCCTGAACAAGTTCCAAAACCAAGAGAGTTGCTACTTCAAAACTCTAATATTGAATATATAAGAGATAAAGTAAATTCTTTAGGAAAAGGCTTGACATTTCGTGATAAAGTTAGTAGAAAGAAGATACCGGCTTTAACGGCAGAACATAAAGCAAAAATTGCTCTAGCGTTAAGCGGTAGCAACAACCCCAACTGGGGTGGCTTGAAAGAAGAAACCAAAGCCAAAATTCGTCGCAAGATGCGAGGAACAAGGCGCAACGAAAACAATCCTATGTATGGCAGACGCCAATCATGGGAAACTCGCACTCTCATAGCGATGAAGGCGAGACATAGAAGACGAAAGTGGTGTGTCGACCCTAGTGGTAAAACGCATTTGGTAGACCCACTTACTTTCATACTACCTTCTGGCTGGATGTGGGGAAGATTTTACGACCCATATAAACCAGAAGATTTTTAAAAAAGTTCTTGCTTTTTGTCAAAAACCAGTATATATAGTATTCTGTTCTTTGACATTGTTAGAAGTTTTTATTGGAAGCGTGGGTGAGTGGTTGAAACCTACAGTCTTGAAAACTGTCGTACCGCAAGGTACCGTGGGTTCGAATCCCACCGCTTCCTCCAGTTTGGGGATGTAGTCCAATGGCAGAGACAGAGGACTTAAAATCCTTACAGTGTGGGTTCGAGTCCCACCATCCCTACCAATGCCCCTTGGTGTAATTGGCAACACGTCGGATTTTGATTCCGAAAAGTCCAGGTTCGAGCCCTGGAGGGGCATCCATTCTTAGAAAGGTTATATAATGAGTGATGTTGTAGCAGTAGACCAACTTCGTCTGTTTATTGAACGTATTGAAAACATCGAAGTGGAAATTGATGCGAAGAAGACTGACCGCAAGGAAGTCTATTCAGAATTGAAGGGTGAAGGCTTTGATGCCAAGGCAGTTCGTGCTATTGTGCGCCTCCGTAAGAAGGAAGCACATATCCGTCAAGAAGAAGATATGATTCTTGATACATATCGAAACGCAATTGGCGTTTAATTAAAAAGTTCCGGGGTCTATCAACCCAACTTCTTTAAATGCCCATGCTCTTTCGTTGCATTGCCAACAAGAGCCACAACGTTCTCCTGTAGTTTCAGTGCAACTATGAGAGAGTTTAGATATATCTTCTAAAATTCCCGCCTGATGTGCTAACTTGACTGTTTCGCTTTTATCTATTTTTGCAAATGGAAAATGCCAGCCAGTATAGTTCGCATCAGGCGGAATTCTTACTGGCTCTGTTCCAGGTAGTGTTACGGGTGGATTTTGAGTGTCCGCACTTATCAATGTCTTAAATCCAAAACGAAATAGTTGTTCGGCTGGATATGAGATATGTCTACTATGATGTAATCCCACCGGAATTGAAACGATTAGATGGTCTATCTCAATTTCATGTAGTTTTTCTGCCCATTCGCAAATCGATTTACCAAAATCTACTGCGGCAGAGCCTCTATCTATCGTAATGCAACGTAGAGAGTTTAAGCCGCTTTTCTTTGCTTCAATGCAATATAAATGAAGCATGAGGGCGCTATCGAAACCGCCGCTAATAAACAGTCCGAAATTACCCTCGGGAATAGTAATTGAATACGTCATAGATGAACCTTTAATATAATCACGATTATATTTAGTTTCGAATTTATGCTTGACATTTGGTAGTGAATTAGTTATATAATGATGATGAAGAAAAAATATCAAATTACTCACATGGGCAAGACCCTCAACACCGACCACTGGTACGACTTACCAGAAGATAAATGTCTGGAGTTGAAGGCTGCATATTATCAAAAGCCAGATTTTGATTTGGTTGAGAAAAATCTGCAGGCCGTGCGCAACGGCGGCACTGTAATCAGTACCATTACTAGCTATTATGTAAAAGACCTAATGGCTA